AAAGGTATCACGCAGAAGTATCTCGGTCAGGTGGTGGGGTTCCCTGAACGCTCTGCCGACGTGCGTATGGCGCAGTATGAAACCGGGAGCCGCACCCCCAAGGCCGACCTGACCAGGACGCTGGCGGACTTTTTTGAGGTCTCCACTGATGCCCTGACCGTTCCCGATATAGACAGCGACATCGGCCTCATGCACACCCTCTTTGCTTTGGAGGATATTCGTGGGGTGACCATCGGAGAGATTGACGGAGAAATCTGTCTGCGGCTGGATAAGTCCAGAGGTAAGACCTATGTCGATATGCTTGAAATGCTGTCCGCCTGGGTGGAGCAGGCCAAGAAGCTGGACGCCGGGGAGATCACCAGGGAGGACTATGACCGCTGGCGGTATAACTACCCCAAGTATGACACTACCCGACGGTGGGCTAAAGTTCCCTCCCAGGAATTGAGCGACTTTCTGGTGGATGCCCTCAAAGGTGATTCTGATACAGACGAATAGACAGCAAAAAGCCCTTACCGACGTTGCCATCGGTAAGGGCTTTCTAATATGGATTTTGTCACCCGCAAGCCGCAAAGGAACACTTTTCACCTGCAATCCACCGGGGATACAGAATGATGCGGCCTATGGGGAACGTTATCAAATCGTTATCAAAAGAGGAGTGCAAAACCTAGAAATCGTTGCGCCGCAACGGGTTTAAGGCTTCAAAAACTCATTCCCGCTCTTTGTCGGAAGTTTAGGCAGACGTTACATCGGCTGTTTTTGGCCGTTTTTCCTGCCCTCTCCCGCTCTATTATTCTCTCTGCATTGGTCTGCACGTTTTCCCGGTACGCTTTTGGTACGCTCAGGAAAGCCAGCAGTTGAGTGCAGCCTCCACGGCGGTATCCAGCCGGGCTCGGTCAGCCTCTGATAGAGCTGCGATCCACTCCTGGGGAATGGTGGCGAAACCATGCAAGGCGCCTGCCAGGCCACCGCAGATCGCCGCAATAGTATCCGCATCGCCGCCCATGTTGGCGGCGTTTATTACTGCCTCGTCGAAGTCGGCGGAACCTTCCCAAAGGGAGTAGAGGGCACACTCCATGCTGTCGACCACATAGCCGGTCGGCTTCAGCTGATTTGCCCGGCCCTTAGTGAGCATTGCCTCCAGGTCATAGCGGGTCCCCTCAAGCGTGTGGAAGATAGCCGGAATCGTACTTCCCCGATCACTGTTCCCGTTCGCCGCCTCGACCATCAACGAGTGTAGCACATCGGCGTAGATTCTGCAAGCCTCATCACTGTCGGCATCCCAATGGGTCATGCGGCCCTGGTCAACGGTTTCCTGAAGGGCCCGCTCCTTCTCGGGGTAGTAGAGGGCCGGGTACACCGCCCGCATGAGGGCACCATTGCCGCCGCTGCGGCCATGGTTCTGTTCGGCGGTGTCCTTGGCGGCAGCGAACCAGATATCATCTGCGAGTGCCGGATACTCCTCGCTTTGATTCTTCCCGGCCAGGAAGGCAGCGTGGCCAATGCTGGCGCGGCAGGTTCCGCCGATGTCCTTGGGGCCGCTGTTGGCCCACCTGATGAACCGGGCCCCGATGCAGGGGATGGGGCTCTCTGGAGCCTCCATGATCCCCTCGGCCACAGCCATGGTCATGGCGGTGTCGTCGGTGGTCTCGCCGGGGCGGAGGCTCAGCCAGCCGCCTCCGATCATCTCGGTGACCAGGCCATGCCGCTGGGCGATCTGCTCGGCCGTCATGAACTCCAGGGGGCCGCCCAAGGCGTCCCCGACCGCGACTCCGTAAAGAGCCCCGGCGATTTTGTCTTTCAACATCTCGGTGTTGATGGTCATGGTGGTTCTCCTTTCTCCCGCAGCGCGGGTACCAATAATAGGGTACCAGTAATAGGTTAACAGTAATAGGTAATAGGTTACCAGTAATAGGCGGGGCTTGTATGGTGCAAGTCTGGTGCTTGCATGGTGCCAATGATAACACCCCTTCGAGACGTTTTCAATGCGCCATGCTCCGTACTCCCTACTGCACTTTGAAGGTGACCTCGTGGCCAGGGTTCTCCCGGATCAGGAGCGCCTTCACCTCGTCCACCATCATGTGATTGTCCAGAGCCGCCTGGACTACGTCCACCAGCTTCTTGCCGTCCAGATAGGCCCAGACCGTTTTGC